TCAGCTGACCGCCGAGCCGCTTCGCCTTCGGCTTGAACCCCCAGCCCTTGAGCTTACTCATTACCATCTGCTTCGTCTCGACGTACTGGATTCCCTCGGCTCGGCACCAGAATTGGTAGGTCTTGTACAGGTCGTGGCTGCTGACCCAACCGTCCAAGTCGTCCACCGTCCACTCCAGCCTCCACCGACGGATGTGGTCCTGGTCGTCAATGTAGTCAGAGGTCGCTCGCGCGACCGCCTGGCTGGGTCCCAGTCGATTGAGGCGACGCTGGTACTCGATCGCCCCCTCCACCAACCACCGGAGCACCACCGGTCCGGCCAGCTTGGCGCCCAGCTCGGTCACCCGGTCCTCCATCCGGACCGTGTTAGCGAACGGAACCAGCTTGATTCTCCGCCGGAACCCGTCGCTGTGATCTCGCATCTCCGGCTGGTGGTTGCCGTGCACTACCATTGTGTGCGTCGGGGTGAAGGCGAACTCGCGACCGTACAGGTGTCGGGCCCGCTGCTTCTCGCCCCCGTTCAGTGATTTCACTCGGCCCGAGTTCCAGTGCGTACCCTTGTCCGGCTCCGGGCAAATGACGAAGCGTTTCCCGACCAGGCTGGCCGTCATTTCGGGGTGCAGCTGGTCGCGGCCTCGCACCGTGATTAGGTCGGCGCTGGTTTCCAGCGCGTACGTCCCCATCGTCAGTCGAATTGCGTCGGTCAGCTGGGTCTTACCGTTGCCACCCTCGCCGAACATGAAGATCAGCATGTGCTCCTGCTGGGCCCCGATCAGGCTCTGGCCCAACGCCACCTTGAGCCACTCGACCATCTCTTCGTCCCCACAGCAGCACCACCGGACGAATGTCAGCCACTCCTCCATGTCGGCCGTCGGGTCGTAGTCCACCTCGCTCTGGTGCGTCAGGAGCAACCCGCGGTCGTGGGGCAGCAGGTTGCCCGTGTGCAGGTCGACCACCCCGTTCCCCGCGTTAAACAGGTACGGGTCCGCGTCGAGCTGCTCTGACCCAATGCTCACCTCGGGGTCCAGTGAGGCCACGGTCCAGCAGCTGCTCTGTCCGATCGCGTTCTCCAGCGTCAGGATCAGCGAATAGCAGTCGTCCGACCCGGGCCCGCGCGGTCCGATCGACCGGTTCTCGTCGTACAGCGTCTGCAAGGCCTCCCACATCTGGCGCGAGACCGCGCCCGGTGAGTCGGCCCACCGACGTCCGTCCCAGGCCAGCCACTTGCCCTGGTCCGACACGTACCGCAGGTCGTCCCCTCGGCTGGTGACCAGCCACCGTGCCGAGGTCGCGTCCGTGACCAGCTTGTTGTTGCGCATCACGACCTTGACGCCACCCAGCGGGGCCGGCAGCCACCGCATCGCCGAGCGGGCAATGACTGCCAGCTCGCGCACGGGCAGGGGCCGAGCCCAGCTCCCGTTAATCGTGGCTAGCTGGTTCAGGATCGCCTGCTCGTCCTGGCCGCGCCGTCGGAGCGACCCTGCCATCCGCGTCAGCTGATTGTTGCGGTCTCCGACCTGACCGACCGCCCCTTTGGCCACGGTCAACCGTGGGCCCGAGCGACCCGCGTTTCGCAGCTCCTCGACCCAGTCGGGGGCGGTGACCGGTTCGACGTCGCTCTCGACCGTGTAGTCCCCCAACGCCGACCGGTCGCTCGCCTCGGTGTGGCTGGGCGGCAGGAGGATCACCGCGTTGCCGGTCTTAATGTCGATGCCGGGGTACTCGTGGTGCAGCTCCCCCTGACTAATCTGCCAGTCCCCGGGTCGCTTGAAGATGTAGTGCCACCCGCCACTCGACGTCCGGTGCCGCCTTGTGTCTGGCAGGGGCCCGTATCGGCTGATGATCCGGTTGAGCGACACCGCACCCTGCTTGTTGTCGCGGACGTCGACGTCCACCACGACCAGCTCGTCCCCCACCAGACACCCGATGTTGTAATTCGGATTGGCGGACCACCAGGCCTCGATTTTGTCCGGGTCGCGGGTGGCTTCCTTCTGCCACGCAGTGACTGCAGGCTCTTTGGCGTTGGGCCAGACGGGGAATACCCGCCACCCTTCGGCCGCTCTGGCCAAGGCTCCACTCAGTAGTATCACACCACTAGCCTACCACGCCGTGACTACCGGTGTCAACCCGCCGCGTAGCCCGCGTAGACAGCCCTGGACATAGAGCGGCGCCCTCGACACCGGGAGGGGAAGGGAATCCCGCAGTGTCGAGGGCGCCAGGTGGGCTCAGGGATCAGAACGGCGGTTCGTCGTCCGCCTTCTGACCAGCACCTCCCATCGGGCCCACCTGGACCGCACCGGGCGAGGGTGCGGTCGCCTTGGTCGCGGCCGGCAGCAGCTCCTGGATCGAGTTCACGAATTGCCCCTGCCGCTTGCCCTGCTCGGCGATGTTCTTGGTGACCAGCGCCTTGACGCGTCGACCGATCGGGACATCGGTGTCGGTGCTGGACGGCACCCCGAACGCGTTGAACGCCTCCTGCAGCTTCCAGTCGGCCGCGTCGCTGAGCGACGTGTTGTGGAAGAATGTCCGACCCGCTCCGGGCAGACCCTGCGGGATCTCGAAGACCCAGGTCCAGAGCGGCGCGGTCTTGCCGGGTCGTGCCTCGACCTCCTTGAGCTTCAGCTCGTACACCCCGGGCTCCAACACACCGCCCCGGTTCTCGACCGAATCGACCTGTGCGGCCTTGGCCTGGTTCAACTGCGGCATCTCTTGCCTCTCTTCCGGGGGCTCACAGGGCCCCACACCTACTAGCCTACCATACCTGGTCGCTGGTGTCAACCCCGGCGCGTCACACCAGGATCCCGAGGTCCTGGAGGTGGCGCAACCAGTCGTGGTAGGCGCGGGCCGGGCTGTTGCGCCAGTCGCCCTTGGCACCGCACGGGTCGACGAACCGGGTCAGCCCACTGTCGGGGTTGACCTCGCGGACGAACCGATGGCCGTCCACCGCCACCTTGATACCGTCCTCGTGCTTGACACATTCGCAGATCATCGGTTCTCCGCGGCGAAACGCGCTGCCCGGAAGCATTTGGCCGTGGTCTGCGCCCCACTCAGCGCGCTGTGCACTGCACCCTCCGGGGAGACCCCCAGCAAGTCGCAGCAATCGGCCAGGCCGGGAGGGTTCTCGGGCCTGAGCCCCAGCACGCCGCAGACGTAGGAGCTGAGTTCGACGAGGTGGTAGTACCAGGGCTCACCCTGGAACAGCCGATACAGGTGGACGGCGTCGGAGCGGATGTTGGAACCGCCCATGACATTGCCGTCGAGAACCCGGTAGAGTCGAGCCAGCTCCTGCTGGTCCTCGTCCTGCGGCTTCCCCAGGATCCGCTCGCGGTATCCGTTGACCTCCAGTGCCCGCGGTGACGCGACCGCCAGGACGTAGTCGGGGTCGTGCTTCGGGATGAAGACACCCTGCTCGCCGGTCCTGGTATTCTCCCACCCGATCTCGACACAGATGTCGTTGAACGGGTTCAGGCCGGTAGTCTCGACGTCGACGACGATGAGGTCCATTAGTAGTACTCCCCTGTGCGGTCAGTCATTCCAATCCCACTCGATGTCACACGTGCAGCCCATTCGCAGATTAACGCAGCACCTCCGGGTTCCCTGAAATCGTGCACGCAACGCCTCGCTTGCTGAACCAGGTCGCGGTGAGCTGTTCCTCGCTCACCACCACACCTCCGACTCCCGACACCGTAACTGTCCGCGTGGGGTCGGGTCGACCGTTCGCGTCGAGCGGGATGACGGTTGTCGTAATCAGGCAGACCGGCCGCTCGGCCGAGATCACTCGGGGGGCGTCCACGCGACCTCCTCCGGGGTCAGCTCGTCGTGAATCACGGCCAGGATTCGGTCGAGCGTGGGGTCGACCATTGTGGTCGGCAGCACACCGAACCGATCCTTGCCCACCAGCCCATACCGCGGCTTGGTCACTCCGACGTACCGGCCGTCGACCGCAATCTTGGTGGCGACGACCACGTCCATGTAGCCGACGGTGTCGGCCCCCAGCTTGGGGGTCAGCCCTGGGCGGTACACCACCGAGTCGCCGGTCTCCCCGCCACCCGACGCGTCGACGTCCCGGCGCGTGAGGGCGCTCGACCCGAAGTGGATGGGCAGGTCCCGGAACAGCCGGATGAGGTGCCGGAGCTGCTCGGTCATCACCCCGTAGTCGTCGAGGTGGACGCGGAACGGGTTGACGTCGGCGTCCTTCGGCACCTCCATCCGGGCGTCCGCCTCGGACTGCTTGCGCTGGACCCGCTCCATCACCTGACCCTCGGTGACGAGCTTGGAGATTTCGGTGAGCGAGTCGAACAGCACCCCGATCGGCGCCTCTACCGACTTGGTCTCGATTCGCTGGCGGATGTCCCAGTACAGGGCCTCCAGACCCTTGTACGACTTGGGATCGGCCAGCTCCAGGTTCTCCAGCGGGACGTCCCAGTCCCTCAGCGGTCGGCGCTTCAGACCCTTCTCCGCGTTAACGAAGGTGACGAGACCGCGGCGGGCGAGCGTCGCCATGTCCAGCGTCTTCCCCGTCCCCTGTTCCCCGTACCAGAGGATGTTGGCCGTCTCCTCGGTGTCCGCCAGCGTACGTCGCTTCCGCGGCGCCGGACCCGCTTCGAGTTCGCTTACCACGTGGTGCCTCCAACTCAATCGTGTAAACACCCGGCTGTCCTTGGTATGCCGGGATTACCACCTCGACGGGCGACTCACGGTCCCCCACGAGGCTCACTAACGCGTCCCAAATGGCGGCCTCGGTGGCGACCCCACCGACCCCGCTGTGACGAATCTGTACAGTGTAGCGCACACCACCATTGTACCATACCGTGGGCCGCGTGTCAATCACCCCACGAGCACGACCGATCCCGCTTGCGGCCGGCTAAACGCCGTGGTAGGATGGGCGGCGCACGAGAGGAGTGCGCGTTAACATGCTAACAAATCAGGAGTTCGCCCGGCTTTGCGGCTGCAGCCTCACCATGTCCAGCAAGATTCGGAATGGTGCACGCATGCCGTCCGGTAGGCTGTTCACCCGCATCGTTCGGGTGTTCGGTCTGGAGGGGGATGAGGCGGTTGAGGCATATGCCGGTGGTCCGGCTGTGTTCTCCAATTACATTGAAACCAAGCTATTCGAGCCCGAGCCCGACCACCTGACAAAGGCGGAACCCGCGTGAGCACTGTCGACCAGCAGGCCGATCAGAACATACGAGTCCTGGACACTCTCAAGCTGGCCAACGAATGGCTGGCCGCAAACGGAACCAACCACGGCGCCGAGTGGGAGGTCGGGGACGGGTGGCGGGTCGAGACCCGGTACACCTGGCTCGAAGGACTCCTGATCGCCCGCCACCCCGAGTCGGACGAGTCGGTTCGGCTGATGACCCGGGGACGCGACAGCAGCGACTCGGGTCGCTGGCTCGATCTGCTCAAGTACTGCCACTCGTAGGGGTTGTGCGGGCCCACCGGCTATGGTAGGATGGGTCCTAGAAAGACGCTACCTACGAATCGGGAGTTCCAGTGAGCACCGACACGACCGAGACCCCGGCCTCCGTGAAGCGATGCTTCTCGGGCTCCGGCCGTTACGCGAACCGCAAGTGGGCGCCGGGTGGCGACGCCACCTACCTGTCCCGCCTGCGCAAGGCCCACCTCGCCGGCGAGACCGTGCCCGACCCGTGGTTCATCCAGGACCACGGCGGCATCGAGTCCGAGAACGTGCCGGCCGAGGGCTGGCCGCAGCTCAGCCCGCTCGACGTCGCCAACCGGCTCGACCAGGAGCGCGGCGGCGGGGTCGACTCCCACTGGGTCCACACGCTGGAGAACGCCCGCGGCAAGGCCGAGGCCAAGGCTCAGGCGCGGTCCGAGCGAGCCAAGACGACCGCCCAGGCCAAGGCCCAGCGCGACGAGGAGCGCGCCCGACAGAAGCAGCGTCCCCGCAAGGACACCCGCGTCCGGCGCACGGGTGGGGAGTACGACGGTCAGGAGGCCGTCGTGGTGCGCACGATCTCCCCGACCCAGCTCCTGGTCCGCTTCGACGGGGGCATGGAGGAGCTGGTCACGGACGACGACGTCGAGGTGATCGACCAGCCGGCCAACACCGAGTCCGCCGACGAGCAGCCGGCCGAGGCCGAGTTCCAGGAGGCCTGACCGACCCCCGGGTGGGTGCACTCCCCACCCGGACCCCGCGACCCCCGATCTTAAATCCCTGGCAGGAGGATGGATCGGGGGTCGCCCTGTCTTTGGAGGACCACATGCTCACTCCGCCCCCCGTGTCCGGTCCGATCACGATTTCGTGGTCCGAGATCGACTCGTTTCGTCAATGCCCCTTCAAGTGGCGCCTCGGCTACGCCGAGCGTTGGGTCGAGCCCGAGACGAGCCCTGCCCTCACTAAGGGTATCCTCTGGCACAAGGTGCTGGAAATCCACTACAACATCTTAGCCAACGGTGGCACCCTGGGTGAGTGCATTGAGCGGATCCAGGCCTACCTCAACTACGACGAGTCGGGGTGGGCCGAGCTGGTCGCCTGGATGTACAACGGCTACATTCAGTACTGGCAGGAGGAGGACCGGCGCCTCGATTTCATTCAGGCTGAGACCAAGCTCGACCTGCCCCTCATCCCCGGCCTGGTCAACATCAAGTGCCGACTCGACCTACTGTGCCGCGACTGGGACGGTATGCTCTGGATGTGGGACCACAAGAGCTGCCGGAATCTGCCCAACAAGAAGGAAACCGACCTCGACGATCAGTTCGCCCTCTACCAGTGGATGATCAACCAGTCGGGCCAATTCGGAAAGATCTTCGGCGTCATTCACAGCGCCAGCCGCACATTCCGCACCTCCACTGACGCTGTCCAGTCACTGGAGTCGCGGTTCACCCGGATCAAGATGGTCCGCAGCGACCAGGAGCTGGACACGATGATCCAGGAGATCCAGTCAACCGCGCTGGACATCCTGTCGGCTTACCAGAACCTGGACAAGCTCGAAACGATGGTCACCCCGCGCCACCCGGATCCCGACCGCTGCAAGTGGCGCTGTGGCTTCACCTCGCCCTGTCTGCTGGGCCGCACGACCACGCCCGAGCGAACTCGGGAGATGCTGGCCGAGCTGGGGTTTCACCAAGACTACACACGCCACTAGTTGTACAGCCCGTATTGACACCGTGACGCGGCGTGTGGTACACTGGGCGGGTGCTGCTGCCACACGTACCGGACCACCAGCCCATCGCGGTAGACACCGAGACCTCCGGACTGTTCGTAGATGGAGACCCGGGCAAGGCGCCGCGAGCTAGAGTCTCCGTGGTCTCGGCCGCGTGGCGTGACGAGGCTGGTCGGCTGATTGAGCAGGTCTGGCCGTTCGACCAGGGCTGGCTGGAGGGCAAGCCGGGTCGGTGCGCGTGGTCGCCCCGGGGTCGGGCCGGCTGGTTCCCGCTACCGCCCCAGCCGTTGTGGCGTTGCCAGAAGACCGGCCAAATGGCCGACTACGAGTCGGGCGAGCACAACCTGCCGGCCGAGGACCTCGCGCCGCTCTTGGCCTGGCTGAAGCGGCACCCCCTGTTGATGCACCACGCCAAATTCGACTGCCACATCCTGGCCGCCGGTCACCGCCTCGTCCCCGACACCGGGCTCGACCTCAGCGGATCTGTCGTGTGGGACACCCAGCACGGGTCGGGCCTGATCTGGCCGCTGGAACCCAGCTCACTCAAACCGACGGCCAAGCGGTTGTGGGGCGAGGAGGAGGGCGACTGGCAGGTCGCCATCGAGCAGGAGCGCAAGAAGCAGGGCAAGGGTCTGACCTGGCGTTACGATCTGCTGACCTGGCCGGTGCTGGGCGCGTACGCGGGTCGCGACGCGAACCAGACCTACCGCCTTTGGGAGCACCAAACCGCGTGCGCCGAGGAGGGTGCAGTCCCCCGTCATTTCGAGCAGGTCCGCCGCATGGAGCTGGAGCTGATGCAGGTCCTGTTCGCGATGGAGCGCCGGGGTGTCGGATTTGACCGGGATGCGGCCTGGGCCGAGCACGACAAGCTCGTGGTCCTACTCGACGAGGCCAAGGAACGACTCCCGTTCAAAGCTACCGACCCCGGCGCTCGCAAGTATTTCGGGGTGCCCAGCATTGCCGGCGACGTAGCCCGGGAGCTGGCCAAGTCCAGTGACCCCGAGATCGCCTCGGCCGCCCAGCTGTGGATCCAGGTCAAGAGCCTACAGTCAGCGCAGGCCAAATGGTACCGAGGCTGGCCGGCCGCTACGGGGACCGACGGTCGCCTGCGTACCAACTATCGCCAGATGCGGATCGAGTCGGACCGCCCCGGAGGTCGGACCGGCGGAGCGATCTCGGGCCGGCTGAGCGTCGAGCGGGTGCAGCTGCAGGCCATCCCTCACCTGCACCAGATCCCGCCCGGACTGGTCCCGGTCCGGAAGCTGTTTCGGCCGAAGCCGAGTCACGACAACTGGGAGCTGGACATCAGCCAAGCCGAGGTGCGAGTGGCCACCTCGATTACCCGCTGCCGGGGCATGCTGGAGGTGTTGACCGCTGGGACCGATGTCCACGGACAGACCGCCAGCCTGGTGTTCGACACTGTGCCGGGTGACCCGATGTGGGACCAGTACCGAGCGGTCGCCAAGCGACTCACATTCGCGACTATTTACGGCGCTGGGGTCCGCACCCTGCGCGAGCAAATCCTGCTATTCACCGGGGTGGACTACTCCGAGTCGGAGACCCGTAGCCTCAAGGCGCGGTACGACGACACATTCCCCGAGTTCAAGCGCGGGATGTGGGAAGCCCAAGCGCGAGTCGACGTCGGGATGGGCGGCTGCGGCTACCTGACCATGCGGGTCACCGGCCGACGTCGTACATTCGGTTACGGCGAGCGCACCCACAAGGCCTTCAACGCGGTGATCCAGGGCACAGTCGCCGAGCTGATGAAGCTGTGGATGATCGAAATCGAGCGCGACTACCCCGGCCTGATGCTGCTCCAGATTCACGACTCGGTAGTGCTGGAGGTCCCGCTAGGCGAGGAGTACGTCCTGGACAAGATCCAGGACCGAGGAGCCGAGCTGTTCCGGTCCAAGCTGGTCGAGATTGGGGCGATGGACGTCCCGTTCAAGCTCGACCGGAAGCGCTGGTCCGATGCGTCTTAAGAGTCTGTGGTCACGAGTCACCCGCCGGTTTTGGGCGCAGATGCCCGAAGAGATGCTACGACAGCATATCGTCGAGTCCGAGATCCGGTGGTCAGGCAAGCTGATGCCGGTGGACGAGTTGGACGAGCACGTCGACAACTGGCGACGTTGGCGTTGGAGGTGGCTGCGGTGAATTCCCGGTTCCCCGACCCTCTGCCTGACTGCTGGCTCAGCATCGACCCGGGCGACGTGCACGTCGGGTACGCGTCGTGGGACCAGGACGTCTGCACCGCCGCGGTGGAAATGACCCCTGACGTGTGTGTAGACACCGTGTGGGACCTCGCTTCGTACGGAGTACTCGGGTTGCTGGTCGTCGAGCGCTACACTCTGTACCCTTGGATGGCCGCCCAGCAGTCGCACTCCGAGATGTGGACTCCCCAGATGATCGGTGCGTTGAGCCACATCGCCCGGCGCCACAATGTGCCGCTGTACAAGCCGCAGGCCAGCAAGCTCAACGGGGTCTACAAAACCCCCCTCGCCACCCGTCTCCACAAGCACCAGGGCACGCCTGGAAAGCACGCCAAAGACGCTGAGGCGCACGGGCTACTAGTCGTTTGGCAAGTCGAAATGCAACGGGAAGGGATGGCTTAGGTGGGCAAGCTAATGGTGGTCTGCGGAGGCCAATACGGGTCCGAGGCCAAGGGAGCAATCACGGCGCACCTGGCCAAGGACTGCCAGGAGCCGCTGGTCGTTCGGGTCGGCGGACCGAACGCCGGTCACACGGTGATTGACGACGACGGACGCGAGTGGAAGCTGCGACACGTGCCGGTCGGGTTCGTCAACCCCGCGGCCACGCTGGCTTTGGCGCCCGGCAGTGAGGTCAACCCCCGAATCCTGTGGGAGGAGATCAGCGCACTAGAAGCGGCCGGCCACAAGATCCAGGGCCGGATGTGCGTCGACCCCCAGGCGACTCTGCTGGACGACACCCACGTCGCGGCTGAGTCGGCCTCCACGCTGAACGACCGGCTGGGCTCTACTGCCAAGGGAGTAGGCGCGGCGCGAGCCGACCGAACCTGGCGCACTGCCGAGCTGGCCAGCGGAGTGCTCAACCCCGTCAAGGTACCGACCCTGATTGAGGACTGGCGCACTGCCGGACGCGACGTGATCATCGAAGGCACCCAGGGCTTCGGTCTCGGTCTGCACGCGGGGTTGTACCCCTACTGCACCTCGGGGGACTGCCGTGCCATCGATTTCCTCGCGCAGTGCGGAGTGTCGCCCTGGGCTTGGGACCCAGACGACCTGGATATCTGGGTCGTGTTCCGGACCCGCCCCATTCGGGTCGCCGGCAACTCGGGTCCGCTGATGGGCGAGACCACCTGGGGCCAGCTCGGTCTGCCCGAGGAGTACACCACAGTCACCAAGCGGGTCCGGCGGGTGGGCGAGTGGGACTCCCGACTGGCGTACGCCGCGCTGGCAGCCAACGGAGGTCCGGCGGTCCAGACGCACGTCGCAATCACCATGCTGGACCAGCTGTTCCCCGAGGTGCAGGGGGTTACGACCCTGTCGGACCTCAGCCAGCGAGCAATCGACTGGCTGCGGGAGAAGACCAACGAACTAGGACAACCGGTCGACCTGATCGGGACCAGCCCAAGCACGCAGGTTAGAGGAGTGTATTACGGTGGATGACCTAGGTGCGTGGTGGGCCCAAGTCGCGTCCCAGGACGCAGCTGAAGCGGGGATCAAGGCCAAGGAGTACGGGTCTCTCGACCTGGTCATGATCGGGGCTGCTCTGCGGGAGATGGGGGTACGTGCCCCCATGGACGTAGCAGACTCCGAGCTGGGGGTCACATTCTACGCGTTCGGCAAGATGGCCCGGGTGATCTCGGCCCTGAGTGAGGGTAGAGTCCCGAGCGACGACACCTGGCACGACATCACCGTCTACTCGACGATGGTCCGGCGTATCCGCGAGACGGGACAGTGGCCGTAGTGAGTCGTTACGAACACCCAATCATCGACCACGCCTGGTCACTCGGCGCCAAGTACGCCTACTGGCTGCGGGTCGAGTGGGCAGCGGCGGCCGAGCTGGGCGACACCGAGACCGCCCGACTCCTGGCGGACGAGCTGACCGGCCACGACGTGGGGCTGATCCTCAAGTACGAGACCGTGACCCGGCACGACGTGGGTGCATTCGTCCGCTGGCTGCGCGAGGTGCGGGGCGCGCCCAAGGCCCACTGGGGGCTCAGCTCCAGTGACCTCGTCGATACCGGACTGTGTCTGGCCGTGCTGGACGTCAGCACCGTACTGGCTCGGGAGACGCGGACCCTGGTGCAAGCGTTGGAGCTGCTGGGTGCCCAGTACGCGGAGACCCCCCGAGCGGCTCGGACCCACGGCGTGTTCGCTGAGCCCGACCAATTCGGTCGACAGATCGGGGTCTGGTCGGACCGAATCAGCAAGGCGGTCACCGCGCTGGAGGTCTCAACCGGCCCCGCGACTGAGGTGGTGCTGGGCGGACCGATCGGGGACGCCCGGGTGCACGACTCCACCCGATTGGGCGCTCTGCTCGGGCTGCCACCCGGGCGTTGGCGCAAGGCGCAGGCGAACGACCGGACCTGCGTGGTGCTGTGGGCCCAGTGCGTCGCGGCGGTGATGTCGGCAGTCGACCACCTAGCCCTCCAGATCCGGCTCGGGGCGACCTACGGCGAGA